AACAAGCAAAGATCATAATTCTTGGTTTGAGATGGCTAACACAAAAGCTAATGGTAGATGTCTTAGAATAGTATTCTCTGAATCAACATTAGCTGAGGAAATGATTGGAATTGTTCCTAGTAAAGATGAAGTTGATACAATTCCTGTAAATAACAATAAGTCATCAGATAAGCCGCTTATTCAGGGAGTTAAATATAAATATGAGGGTTATCCAAATAAGAAAGAACAAAATATTGATAAATTACAAAATAAAATTAATTTATTAGAAAAAGATGGATTAGTTGAGGATGTATCTATGAAATTACAAGCTGTTATGGATAATATCAAAGATTTTGCATTAGATTTAACTAATGGAGATTTAGAAAAAGCTAGACAATTATTTGCACAAGCATTAGGAGAAATGGGAATGAATAAAAAAGAAGTAAATATTTCTAATCTCCAAACTATTAAAAATAAAATGCAAGATATTATTACATTTTCTAAATCTGAAATTGATAAAGGAGAATAATGTTAGGAATATTTGCAAAATCAAAACCATTAACAGAATTTGAAACTTTATCTTTAGAAAGAAAAGCTTTATCTGAATTTAAACAGATTCATTATATTATGGAACTAGAGGGCAAAATATGCTCTCTTGATCCTAAATATTCTAATAATGGAAATCTAAGAAAAGCAGTTGCTAGACTTAATAAAGAATATAATTCAGGAATATATATGGAAAACTGTAATTGTAATAATAAGCAAAAAGCTAAACTAAAGAAAAATGGAGTTCCTAGAGTTCATAAAGCATACATTAGGGATTGGGCATCATGAGTCAGTTAAGTGATGGATTACAAGCTTTTTGGAATCATCAAATAGATAACAATAATGTTAAAGCTACTCCATTCTCAGGCAATTGTATGTTCTGTAATAATGCAATGACAGAAAAAGATGAGGATCATTCTGTTTGTAATACTTGTTGGGCAGACTTAGGAGAGGAGGAATAAATGGATTTTTATTTAGTTATTCTTGTTCTTGGTTTAGGAGCTTTAGCTTTATGGTTAATATCTGAGGATATAATTTAATGATTGAATTATTTATAGGTTGCTCTTTACTCCTAACTAATGGAATAACTGAGCAATCTATAGATGATTATTTTCTTTGCAATCACTTGCAAGATGTTAAACAATGGTATGGATTAACACAGCAATATTTTGGAGATGAAACATTAAAAGCTTTAACAGTTATGAGTTGTGAGAGTGATGGAAATACAAATGCAGTTAATGTTAATAAAGATAATTCTCAAGATCAGGGTTTATTTCAGTTTTGGGAAAAAACAACTGAATGGCTAGAAAAAGATATTTACAATAAAGACTTAAATATGTTTAATCCTAAAACAAATATAAAGACTGCAGCTTGGTTAGTAAAAAATGATGGTTGGCATCATTGGAATAATAGTAAGAAATGTTGGGGAAAATATGAAAACTAGATATGTTTGTTTATCTTGTGATTTTTTAAAAGACAGAGGAACAATGTTTAGAGGATCTAAATTTATTTGTTCTGATTGTGATTTGATGTATTGGAGAGAAAACAAAAAATGGAGTAAAGATAGGAGAATATATTATGCAAATATTAGTCCAAAAAGTTCCTAAAAGTGTTTATAGTGATTGGTTATTAAATAAACATTATGCAAAAAGATTATGTTCTGTGTCTTATGCTTATGGTTTATATATAGATGGAATTATTAAAGGAGTTGTTACTTATGGTATGAGTCCATCAGCAGGATTATCACAATCTATAGCTGGAGATAAATATAAGAATTTAGTTTATGAGTTAAACAGATTAATTACAGTTAATAATTTAGAAAAAAATGTATTATCAAAATTTGTAACTCAATCTTTTAAATTATTACCTAAACCATTAATTATTGTAAGTTTTGCTGATCCTAATTCTGGACATCATGGATATATCTATCAAGCAACTAACTTTATATATACAGGAGTTAGTTCAAATTCTGTTCAATATGAATATCCAGAGGGTAAAGAGTTTCATTTTAAGAATTTTAGACATAAAAAACACAGTTCAACTTTTCAAAAAGAAATAGGTAAAAGTAAAAATGAAATTACTAATCAAGACATTATTAAATTTTATAATCTACAAAGAAAAGAAATATTAGGAAAACATAGATATATTTATATTCTTGGATCTAAAAAACAAAGAAAAACTATATTAAAAGAATTTAAATTAAATATATTACCTTATCCTAAAGGAGAAAATAATAATTATCATGTAGAGTTTGAAAATATGGATATACAGTTAAATTTATTTGGATAAATGAATTATGGAACTTAATCAAAATGGCAGGAGGCAGATTGTAAAAGATGAATATGATTTGTTTGATAATAAAGCCAGAACATCTTGGGAAAGATATATAGGAGGATAATATGAATGATATGTTTGATGAGGACAAAGTTCTATATAAAGTAAAAGTAGATGATACTTTAACTTGTATTGTTGCAATAGATAGGATAAAACTTCATAATTTATCAAAAGATGAAAGAGATAAAAAAGTATTTAAGTTAATGAGAAAATCATTTAGAGAAATACTAGAAAAATATAGATTATTTGATGATTTTGGGCAAATTAATCATGGGATAATAACAATAGAATAATGGCTAATTTAGCAAATAGAAGATTATATAAAGAAAAAGAAGCTAAGTTTGCTGATAAAAAAGCAAGAGCTGCTTATAAATTATATAATGAAGCTTTAGATGGTAATTTACAAAAAGATATAGACATTGAAGATTTTAAAATTGATGTTGAAGATATTTTAAAAGATAATTATTACTATTTAGAGCTTCAATCTGTTTTATATTGGCATAATTTTGATCCCAGAGATCATTTTAAAAATATGTATGTTCCTAAGATTAAAATAGATAGATTAATTGAAATAAGAAAAATTAATCCTGAAAAAAAAGCAGGATTAATATTTTATAATTGCACTACAACATTAATGTATGCTTTTAATATTGATGATATTAAATATTATGAAATTAAGCCTAATGAAGATCCAGATGAAATATCTATAAAATTTAATATATTTAAAAATAAAGGAATACTTCATAACATAGAATTTATACACAAAGATAATCCTATTCCATTATGTGATTGTATGGAGCATCACAAAGAAATTATGGAAGATCAAGCTAGTAGAGTTTTATTTGCTAATCAAGAATTTAATATAACAGGATATAATTATTTATGTGATAGTTTGCATAGTGTGATAAATGAGGAAGAATAAATGAAATATGCTTCTGAATTAAGATTAGGATCTGAGGAAACAAAAACAAAAACAAGAGATTTAAGAATACTTTCTTTAGGAGCAGGTGTTCAAAGCTCTGTTTTGTTACTTAAAATATTACAAGAGGAGATAGAGCCTGTTGATTATGCAATCTTTGCTGATACAGGTAATGAGCCAGAAAAAGTTTATAAGTGGTTGCATTATTTAGAGGATTTAGTTGCAAATAAAATAGAAATTATAAGAGTTAAAAACAATGATAATAATGGAGATATTGTAGAGGATATATT